ATTTGTACACTCCACTAAAGTATTATAGTTATTTTGGTCTTCATCACCACACCATACAGTATATCTCCAGGCTGGACATGTTATTGGTAGGTATAACCACCCATCATTGTATTCTTCACCAATATCTCCCCATTCTGAAATCCAATTTCGTATATCACCAGGTGGACATTCTCCACCACGACACTCCCAACTGGTGTTACATATCCCCTCAGAATTACTATGGTCTTCGTTATAAATGGCTATCATCAAATCCATATTTTCTTGATTAACATTTTCCCTAGAACCGAATGAAGTTGGAAGTTCATAAAAATTTTCAAATGTCATACACCCACCGGAAACACTATCATTCATATAATTATTACACACACTTATAATAGATTCACCAGTAACTGTTGTAGCAGATAAAGTTAAATTTTCAAAACCACTTTGTAAAGGTTTTACTTTTGTAGGTTTTTTAACAGATGTGGGTTTTCCGTTCACTTCCTTTACCGTTTTACTTATATATCTTCTTCTTTTTGGCATGTAATAATCCTAAAATATTCTATATATAAGTATTTATTTTAAAAAAAAGCTTGGCTTCTATTACTATTTATACTTATATTATAGGGTAATGAGAAAGGTAAGAAATATGAAAAATGTTGTTTTAAGTTTAGTCGGTTTATTGATGTTTGTTGGTTGTGATATTGAATCTCCTACAAGGAGTAGTAGTCAAACATATAGTTATGAATGGGATTATAATCCATACAATAGTTGTGAAACTGAAACTACTTGGCAACAAGGATTAAATAATTGTTGTTGTATAGAAAGTGCTACAAATTATAGTAAATATGGAGAAAATGAATGGGATTATGATTGTAACCCTTCAGATTCAACATATTGTAATTTTGAATAATTACTCACCACTATAAACATTCACATCTAATATACTCGCCAGGAGATACACAAACCAATACTCCACCATCTAATTGGTATATACCAGATAAACACACATCACAAGAAGCCCAATAATAAGTATTAGGAGGAGCTTCATTCCATCCAAACCAATTATCACTTACACAACTTCGTTGTTCATCATATAAATTATTAACACCCCACATCCCCAAAGATAATGAATTTGTTACTACATCATCTGGTTCAGTATTTTGTTCTCCAGTAAAAGTATGAAGAGTTTCAAGGTCTTCTAAAAGACCAATGTGTTTCTTAATCAAATTATCTACTTCTTGTGTTATTATAGGAACTATATTGTCAAACATTATACTATCAATAAATGCTGATGTTGGATTAAAATTGTGAATGTATTCCAATACCTGAGAGTGGAAATTCATATAGTCTAATAGTAGTTCTGCAATTCCACAATATACACCACCACCATCAGCATTAAAATCATATTGTGAACCATTTAAAGTCCAAGTATAATCAGTATTAACAACTTCTTCATCTTCAATATTAGAAATTTCAAAATCTAATACAATACTGGAAAAATACGCCTCTATTGTAGAATTACCATTCCAATCTATTGCTGCCCAATTACCTTCTTGAAACACTTCTCCCTCATGATATACACAAGTATTACCATTAGGTAGCATGCTTGGCACAGCAGCACAAGCGTTTCCCCATGGAGTACATTGATTTGGAGTAAGATTATGACAACATTCAAAAGTCTCACCTAAATTTGTATAACAAAAACCACTCCAATGTGATGGTTCACTTGTATATTCTACACAAGGAATAAATGCACATTGTGGAGCAAGACTTGTTAAATACATACCAGCACGACCTGAAAAATCTAATTCCTCAAATGTAATTTGACCATATAAAGGTTGTGTTTTATCCAAAAACCAGTCATCTAAATGAAAAACTAATTTTATATTATTAATATCAATAGATGGACTTGAATATACTATTAATCCATACTCCCCACCACATAAACTATCACTTTCGTAATAACCTTCAATGTCATTAATTAAAGTGTTAAAACCTTCAAGTGATTTTTTTAAAAATTGATTAAACATAGCAGTCACCAGAGTATTAGTTCCCATATCAAATTCATCATTTACAGGTATTAAATCAGCCATTTGTACAGATGCCCAATCACTAATATCTAAAGCATTATCAATATCATAAAATACATTCATACTATTTCCAACATCAACTACATATCCTGTATCAGCACTAAATGAAGTTAATAATCCCATACCAGGTATGGACATTGTTTCCCAACCAGTATGTGGTGGATTATTAGTTCCAGTTACGGTAGAATATGCACCTGGTCCTCGTATTTGCCACATTATAGTATCTAATGATGTATGACCTACACCATTACTCAATTCTCTTCTATTTTCTGCAGCAACTGCATCTAATATATCAGAATCAGTAACTAATATTGCATGGTTAAGTTGTTGATGAGTATCACATTTCCCAATTACACCTAAGCCTAAAACTTCTAAATTTTGATATCGTGAATACCAATCAATATCTCTACCATCTATACCATCAGATGACATATTCCATCCACCTGAACTATAAAATCTTGAAAATACAATACCAGAATTAAATCGTTGTAAAGTAAAATTATGACGACCTCTATAAGCAGTTGAATTTTCTACTAATATTTCATTTGAACCTCCAATTTGATATAAATAACCATAACCCCCCTGACCACGATTTTGTGGAAGTGCCATATAACAATCTTTTATTGTTACATTTTTAGAATTTCTTATAGTAATACCATGAGATGCTAAATGTCGTTCTTCTGGTAAATTAGTATCATTATCTAAAGGAACATTACGAATTTGGGAAAGGTCAAACGAATCGGAGAGATTTAAAATAGTACCAATTAAATCTTGCCAAGCATTTAAAATACCTCCACCACCACCACATGTACAACATGCTTCATTAGCTGTCATTCCATAGTTTTCACAGCAATCTCCCCATTGTGCACAATGGTTCTGTGCTGAATACCACTCACAATCATGAGGAAAACTAGTACCTGTACCATCCCATCCACCTGGGGGGTAAGAATCGTGCCAAGGTTCACCAGTCAGAGTAATACTATCTACACAACCATCTGATGATATAGACATATATTGTTCATAGTTTTCTAATAAACTTGTTAAAAGTCCCTTTTCAGGATATTCGGTTGGTAACTTTGTATCACTAACATCTCCAGAAGTAGATAGAAAAGGAAAGAAGGTGGAGAATCCCATCGTTTGAGGTGCGAATGAACTTACATTTTTTATCCAAGAATTTTTTACACCATCTAAATGTATCGCTGATTTAGGTGATTGTTCCCAAGCATGGTCATAATTTTGGAACGCGTTAGATACAAATAAATCTTCAATACCTATGTTTTCTTTATAACCAGCTAGTTTTAAAACTTTAGCTGGTAGATTAGTTGTAGAACCAATATTCATTCTTATTGGTACATCTGTAGTTATTTGATTTTCAGAGATGGTATGTATGATTCTTCTGTACAATAAATGTTCACCCTGTGTTAAATCTCCGCCAGGTTTGGAGCTACTTTCACCATCCCAATAACCTTGCATCCCATATTCATTTATAAAAGCATCCGTTATTTGTACATAGATAGCTATTTCATCACCTGTTTGTAAATAAGATGTGTCATTTAATGGTATTATATTACTTCCTCGTTCTACAAGTCCGTTGATGGTTTTTTCTACACCAGGAACAATGTATACCCCATTACTTACTTGAATACCATTAGCGGGATGAACAAACCATATGTATGTTCCATCAGGATGACCTCGTAGAATAGTATTTGAATCTAATTCAATATTTGTATATAAAGTAAATGTACCTGCAGGTAGACAAATTACAGGTTCATACGCACAAGGGTTAATTGCGGTCCCAAATTGGTATACTTCATCAGCTGTAACTGTACAAGTACACTCTTTATCTGGAAATGATTCAGCTCCATACATATAACCTACTTTTGAAAAGTTATGAAGTTCTTCACCCACATATTCACCTGGTTCACTTGGTTGACATAGACCAATAGCTGCAGAATATTGTAGGCCTGGTATATTATAATTAGTTACACAATTAACCAGAGGATGTGGATTATCTTCCCAACTGTCAGAGTATTCCCAACCACCAACATAACAAGTAGCACCTATATCCTGAAGAGAGTCTTGACATTGCTCGTCATATTGACATTCACACATTGGATAATCAATATAATCAAAACAACCGGTTTCAACCACAGTACCTCCAAAATTTGAACATGCATTAGGAAACAAACAAGCTTGTTCACCAAAAAAATCACAACATACTTGTTGTACATAACCTTCAGGTACTTGAATCGACTCAATACAACCATTACAAGAACCATCTGTTTGAGAATAAACACATCTATCATTAGAACCAGAGTTACATGCTGATTCATCATCACATATATAATTGACTCCACTATTATCTACACAATCAAAATGAAATGGATTATCAAATAATACTGTATTAACAACTGAAACTACATCAAGTATATTTATTGTTCCATCACGATTAAAATCTAATTGGTTAGGACAATCAATATCTTCCAGTTGGAAGTATCCCAGGGTGAAATTTACCAATGAAACTACATCCATAACATTTAGTAAACCGTCATTATTGAAATCACCACATAGTCCAGTACAATTTGTTGTTTCTGGATGAGGAGCTCCAAAAGTAGCTCCAAAATCATAATTCCATGATGTTGTACTATAAGTTACATTGTGTGTATCGGTTGGTATATTCAAACATGGTTCATTATTACGAGTATAAGCTTCTAATCTTGAAGCCATTTCTTCTAAAGATGAAAGTTGAGATACTTCTTGAAGAAGTTGTCTTTCTTCTGAACAATCTTGTGTTGGTAAAGGTTTTGGTCTTGTAGGTTTTATTTCTACCGGTTGTTCAACTTGTTTTGGTGGTGTTGGTTTACTATCAGATGAACTGGACAATTCATCTTTTATTCGTTGTAGTTCTTCAACTGACATATGTCGAAGTTCCATATCATTATATTTTTTAACATTATGTGCCATTAACTACACTCCTCACTACTACAAACCAAACTTCCATCACCACATTTAAAACCAACATGACAAGGATATCCTTGAAATTCTTCTGAAGGGTTTGTTCCGGTTGTACAAGTGGTAGATGATGGATGTAATTCACCAGCGTATAAACTACCATTGGACAATTCTACTGCGTAATGTAAATTACAACATAAATCTTTATCTACCGTACCATATATTTGGTCATAAATATATCCCTGATATACCCAACTTGCGAAACCTGTTTGATAATCACATTTTGAACATGTATTTAAAAATGATGGTGATGTATCACCTTGAACACCATAATCAAAAATAGAAATATCATCATAAATATCACCAGGATATAAACAACTTCCATCATCTTGAGTAGCATCTGCATTATAATTACAAGCTTGTTGGTCAGTACATCCAAGTCCTTCAAATGGTGTGGTAGGGTCATCATCAGGTCCGAAACCTGTATAACCAGATTCACCCTCTATATATGATATACAATTATTAGGACAAGGGTCTCCTAAACATGTTACTCCACAAGGTCTACTTGGGTCATAAAAACCATCATTATCCAAATCTTCATAACAATGTTCTAATGGTTCAAGTTCTCCTTGACCACAACCAAAATCACAACAACCATCACAAGGAACAGTAGCATTACTATCATAATTAATAGCTTCTGGATTCATACAACCATATATTGTATATTCACAACAATTATCACAAGGTTCTGTTGCAAGTGGATTAAAATTATCAGCTTGGTTATCTGTACATCCAATAACTTCTGAACCGATAAATTGTTCAGCGTTTTCTGTCCAACCCTCTCCCAAGTCAGAACAATCACATAACAAAACATTTTCTTCAATAAGATTCCAATGAAAATCACCATCTGTATCTTTATAACAAGTATGTAAAGATGGTAAAATACAAGAACCGTCATCTACATCAGCATCTGAATCATAGTTACAAGCTTCTGAGTTCGTACAACCATAAGTTGGGTCACCTGGTATTGTTGGAAATTCATCTTCACCACCATCTAAAGTAACACAAGAAAATCCACTATAAGTTGGAATCGGTTCATTAGAACAAACAAATCCACAAGAAATAGGACCTGGGTCATACATTCCATCACCATCTGAATCTCTAAAGTATTCTGTACCATAATCACAATAAGTATTGATTGTTGCGTTTGGATTATAATTACAAGCTTCCGAGTCCATACAACCATAAATGGGTTCATCAGGACATTGTGCTAAATCACAAACTAAGTCACCATTCCAACATTCTATATAATCATAACAATCATCATTATTACAACCACCATTTCCACATTGAGGACAAGTAATAAACTCTCCAACACAATCATCTATTTCATCACAAATACCATCACCATCTTTATCATTTATACAAGAACCATCACAATTTAAATAAGATTCTGCTGGATATGTACAAGAACCGTCATCTTCAGTTGCTTCTGAATTATAGTTACACGCTTCCGAGTCCATACAACCATAAATGGGTTCATCAGGACATTCAGATGTATCTACACAATAAAATGTTACACCATCCCAACAAGCTCCAATATATGGTTCACATCCACCATCACAAGGTAATCCTGGATTTGGCCATTCATCTCCAGTAACATTTACACATTCACCACAATCATTAATTTGATATGGTTCGTTATTTGGGTCTGAACAAGTATTGTTACAATCAAAATTATTGTGATAACAATAACAATTTTCAGTAGATGTTTCACCAGCGTTTTCTACATAACCATCTGGTTGTATACATGCCATAACAAATTCGGTTGGACAACCTAAATCATCACCATCTCCATCAAAAAACCATTTGGTTGGGGAAATACAAGAACCATCTTCTAATGTAGCGTTAGGATTATAGTTACACGCTAGGTAATCTGTACAACCTAAAATTGTACAAACATCAGGAGGACATATTTCATCACCATTGTCACAAATAATATAAGGCTCACAATTATTTACCTCACACGCACTAACACCACACATACCTGTACAATCATAAAAAACTCCAACACAATCATCCTCATCATCACATATACCATCTTCATCTTCATCACAAATACAATTATTATCACAATCACGACATTCGGTTGGGTAAATACAAGAACCATCATTTTCTGTAGCTGTAGAATCGTGATTACACGCGTTTGTATCAGTACAACCTAAAACTTCATTTTCATCACATACACCATCACCGTCTGAATCATTAATACAATTTCCATCACAATCGTAATATGGTTGTGGATATATACAACTATTATCATCAATTTCCGCTTCTGGATTAAAATTACACGCTGTACTATCTGTACAACCAGAATCAGGTAATTGACCTGTACAATCTACCCACGCGTAGTATGGATATTGATTAAATTGATATAATCCACTAGCTGAGGATAGACTAACATCACAAGGTCGACTTCCACCACCAAAAGGGTAATCATCTAAAAAATCTTGATAAGTTTCTGGGTCAAGCAATTCACAGTTAAGAGGATAACAACCACTGTGATGTACATTAACACACGCGCCACCACCATAATTAATACATATTTCATCACCAGTTATATCTATATTACCAGAAGTTGGGCCTAAAAAACCACTACCAGTATAAGAATATCCATTTTCATTTCTTCTAGTATACTTTATAATAGGATAACCAATCTTACCCTCACCACACCCATTAGGATATTCAACATAATTACAACTACCATCATTTTCAGTAGCGTCTGGATTAAAATTACATGCTGTATCATCTGTACAACCAGGAATAGTACATTCAGATTCATTACATACACCATCACCATTCCAACATTCTATATAATCATAACAATCATCATTATTACAACCACCATTTCCACATTGATTACATTGATACCAAGTACCAACACAATCATCTTCACTATCACACAAACCATCAGCATCTATATCTTCAGGACAATCTGCTAAATCACATTCTTGTACAAGAGGTCCTCCTTGAGTTAATGAACAACTACAATCTTGAGGATATGTACAACAACCATCACACTCAATAGTAGCTTCCGAATTATAATTACAAGCTTGTGAATCTAAACACCCTTCTATACAACCATAATATTCTTCACTACTCCAACCCCAATTAGTCGCTGTTTCTAATTCATTATAACCTTCACAAGTACTTGGATAAACATAGGAAGTAGAATCCTCGTCTTCACAAAGATATATTGTTGTGAGCTGGAAGTCGTGACAACCATTTAAAGTCCTATCTGCCCAACAAGTACTCTGAACTGCTTGTATACAACAATCATCACAAGAAGCTCCTGCCATCGCGTTATAATTACAAGCAGTTACATTGGTACAACCTATTATTTCACCTTCTGTTCCAGAAGGTAATGTTTGTGGTGGACACTCTATTCCACAATATTCATTTTCAACTAATGGGTAATCACAATATTCATTTTCAGGTTCTTCATTTTGACAACAAGTTATAACATATTGGGCTAAACACTCTTCATTACAATTATAATACGGCTCTGAATATACACAGGAATTGTTACCAGCAGTCGCGGTAGGATTATAGTTACAAGCTGTTGGGTCTATACAACCGTAAACAGCACATAAATTAATATTACTTACACATAATCCATCTTCTGGACATGTCAAAAGACCTTGTGATTCACACGAACCTGTACACTCGTAATAAACATGGTCAATATTGGCTATAGTTTCAATACCTTCCATTAACCAAGACAATTTGTGATGGGCGTATCCTTGGTGACTTTGAAGTATATGTCTTCTACCATTTTTATCAATAACTACTGTCCTACCTGGCCAACCTTGACCAACCCTCGTCGCGACTGGAAACGCGTTGGATGGTGGTGGGGCATCTGAAGGATATGAACCATAATTACTACCAAAAGG